GTCTGCTGTTACATTTGCAAAAGTTACAGAAGCAGAAGTTCCAACTGCCTGACCAATGGCAATTGTGGGACTTGTTCCTTCACCAGGAGTATGAGTTACGGTTACACCAGTTCCAGCAGTTACATCATTGACGTAATTGCCAGTTGTGTCTGTTCCGAGAGCAACCGAGTTTGGCTGTACCGTTGCAGTGATGTCCACATTTGCTGAGCCGTCGAACGAAACAGAACCAGACACATCTCCGCTCAATGCAATAGTGCGTGGTGTCTTTAGTGCCGATGATGTACTTGAGTTGCCTACGAGTTCTGCCGTAACAGCAACGAAGGTGACAGAGGCAGATGTCTCTACATCTTGTCCGACTGCGATGTTCTTGTATGTGCTTCCGTCTTCGGTTAGTTCCCAACTGTCTGTTGATTCATTCCAGCGAACTGAAACATTTGCGGAATCTCCACGCTCAACTTCAATTCCAGCGTTTAGCGTTGGGCTACCAGTGGCGTTGCTATTTAAAACAATCGTGTTATCTTCAACCGAAAGTGTTTCGGTATTGAGGGTCGTGGTGTCTCCGTTTACCGTGAGGTTTCCACCAATTACGACATTTCCAGTTGTCTCAAGTCTTGCGAAGGTAACTGAAGCGCTAGTCCCAACTGCTTGACCAATTGCGATAGTTGGCGAGGAGCCTTCTCCTGGAGTATGCGTAACAGTGACGCCAGTGCCCTGAGTTATGTCGTTTACATAGTTGCCAGTTGTATCAGTACCAAGCGCGACAGAGTTTGGCTGAATGATTGCCGAGATTGTTGCATCTGCAGAGCCGTCAAAAGATACGGAGCCGCTAACATCTCCGCTAAGCGAAATCGTTCTTCCAGTTTCAAGGGTTGTTGCTGTTGATGCGTTTCCTGTTAAATTTCCAGTGACTGGTGCAGAAACTTGAGCAAAAGTAACCGATGATGAAGTTGCGACAGCCTGTCCGATTGCAATCGTGGCGTTTGAACCCTCTCCAGGTGTGTGCGTAATTGTAACGCCAGTACCTTGTGTGAGGTCGGACATGTAGTTGCCAGTGGTGTCAGTTCCAAGAGCGACGCTATTTGGCTGAACCGTGGCAGAGATTGAAACATCTGATGTTCCATTGAAAGAAACCGAGCCAGACACATCCCCAGTTAGCGAAATATTACGGGCAGTTTCAAGGGCTGTAGCCGTTGATGCATTTCCTGTCAGAGGAGCAGTGACGGATGCGAACTGAACAGAAGAGGATGTTCCAACTGCTTGACCGATTGCAATGGTTGCATTTGAACCTTCGCCTGGAGTATGTGTAATCGACACACCAGTTCCCTGCGTAAGGTCTGACATATAATTGCCAGTTGTGTCGGTTCCTAGAGAAACCGAGTTTGGCTGTACTGTTGCGGTAATTGTTACGTTCGTTGAACCATCAAAAGAAGCAGAGCCAGACAAATCTCCTGCAAGGCTGATTGTGCGAGCCGTCTCTAATTCGCTTGCCGTGTCGGCATTTCCAGTTACATCGCCAGTCAGATTTCCCGTTACATCTGCGGCAACATGAGCAAAAGTAACCGAGGCGCTAGTAGCGACATCTTGACCGATTGCAACAGATGCTGTTGAGCCTTCGCCAGGCGTGTGGGTAATCGTTACACCGGTGCCGCCAGCCACATTGACCATATAGTTACCGACGGTGTCGGTCGAAAGATTTACGGCATCATTAATCCATGCGGTTCCGTTCCAGCGAAGGAAATCGCCATTAGATGCAGAAACAATTGTTACATCAGCAAGGTCATTGAGGCTTGAACCAGTAAGGTTGCCGTTAAAATACGACAACGAATTGAATGCAGTGGTGCCGTCGCCAATCTTGAATTTATTGGTGTCAGTTTCAAGACCAATTTCACCCGCAAAAAGAACAGGGTTGTTGGACGCCCATGAAGCAGCGGTGGCGCGCTTAAGTTGAATCCTTGCACCGGCCATTACAGCGTACCTCCGTCAAATCCGACCATTACATAGTTTGTTACTTCTGCTTCATGAATCTCAGGAGAAAGAATACCACCATTAACATCACCTGATAATAAGCCTCCGGCGCCCGTGGATACTTCTTGCCACTGGGAACTTGACCTAAAATAAAATTTATTGTTTGTAGTGTCAACGGCCAATGCGCCGTCCGACAAAATAGAACTTGGAGTTCCATTTGTTGTAAGAGTGATTAACCCTAGAGCCGCTTGAAATACATCATCTGTATACAGAGTATTTGCAGAAATTCGATAAAGATTTGTATCTCCAGCCGCTGAGCCAGATGCCCAAGTAAGACGTCCACCAGCATCAATCCGGATTCGGGGATGAGCATCAAGATTTACGCGCGCCGAAATAGCCTCATCGCTTACGCTACTAAACTCAATCCCGCGTAGCGGGGTTCCTACAAATCTCGTCATTTGAATCCAGCCTCAACTGTTTTCTTATCGTTCGCACCCCTCAAGGTGCTATGAATATTGCTTATCCGGTTACGACAACCGTGTAGGCGCTTGAAGAAGGTGCAACGGAGAACGAAACTGTAACGCTGTCCGCTGTTGTCCTTACAACATCCGCAATAACTGTGTCGTAATTAGAAGAATCGTACACTTGAACCATAACCGCACGTGTATTGAAGTTGTGTGTAACAGTGTAAGAGGTATTCGTTCCATCTCCAATAACCCTGTTTGCGATACGAGCAAGAGTTGGAGTGCTTGTGTTCGCCCCAGAAGAAGAAGTGAGCGCAAGTGCGTCACGAGCAGCAGATGCAGATGTTTGTCCGGTACCACCTTGGTCAATCGGCAATGTTCCGGTTGTGTCATCTGAACCCTGAGCAAGGTCGATTACGTTGCGACTTAGAACACCATTGGTGAATGTAAGACCGTCACCAGCAATGGAAGCACTAAGAGCAAGACCATTTGATGTTGTTGTTAGACCAGAAACACCAGAGTCAATCTTGATTTGCAAATCATCGCTTGAAATTTCAAGACCACCATTGGCGGCTGTATTTACGCTTAAAACACCAACTGAAGCAGAAAGACCATTGCCGGCAGCGCCAGACGCAATTCGCAAAGCATCTGACGAAATTTCAATACTTAAGTTGTCAACATTTACGTTAAGTGTTGCTCCATCTTTTGAAAGTCCATCACCTGCGGTAATCTGTCCCGTGCCAGAAAACTGAGTAAATGTGAGTGCGGTTGTTCCAAGAGTTATTGTGTCATTTGTCGTAAGAACAAAACCAGTGTCTCCGTTTATTGTTCCTTCTTCAACGAACGTAAATGCCCCAGCAGTTACTTCAGCAGAAGAGTCAAAATCTTCCGCTCGGACAGCAGCGCCAGATGCCTGAACAACATAAATACCGTTTTCAGAACCACTGCTTTGGTCTTTGACAAGGACACGGTTACCGGTTGCGAGTACAACTCCGTCAACTGTATCTCCGTTCTCGAGACCAGAAGCAAGAAGTACAGGCGCGGTTGTTGCAGCCCTTACTGATTGTTTAACATCAAGACCGGAGCGTGCGGAATCTACATATCCCTTTGTGGCTACATGAGCAGAGTCGGTTGGTGTGGCGGCCTTGAAGTTTCCACTGGCATCACGAATAACCAATTTGCTTCCTGTTGCGTCCGCTGTCGCATCGTCAAGTTTTGATTTATCCGACGTGGACATAACTCCAGCGTTGGACGATGTAGCGAGATTCGGGGTTATTGTAATCGAGCCGTTCGACTCATTAATTGTTAAGGCCGCAGAAGCAGAGCCGCCCGCCGCAACAGAAACAATTGCTTTTTTCCAAGCAGTACCATCATAATACTTAATGGTTTTTTCAGTAGAGTTGTAAATGAGGCGACCTTCAAAGTTGCCTGTGCTTGGGTCAGACGCGACGACCTGGAACTTACCGTTCTGGAGTTCGTTCTGATTAAGATTTAAGTTTGTTACAAATTTCATGTTTTTTACCTCCAGAATTGCATCCTAAGAAAGATACGCCTTTCCAGCGAACGATTGTGAGAAGGTCACCGTAAGGGCGTTTTCAGAAGTATAAACGACTTCTCCAATTACCTTTGATAGGGCTGTATCGACAATGCTTACGTTTGGGAAAAACTTCATATTGTGAGTAATGCTCCAAGTTGTTGAAGCACTTGCTTGATTATGAACAAATCTGGACTTTTCACGGAGTTCTGCGATGGCTCCCTGAACAGTAACCGCCGTTATTTCTGATGTGGGGCTAAAGGAAATTTCTGCTGCACTATTGACTCCGCCTACCGCGTCATCGACATACTCAACTGTCGCATAGTTAATCTGTACAATTGGGTCAATATTGGGGACCAAATCTGCCAAATCTACAGTTCCGCCAATAGCGTCTTTGTCGATAGAAATAAAATACTTATTTAGCGCAGCGCCTCTGACTCGTTCTGTTACTTCATAGGAAACCCCTTGAGGGACAGTTCCTGTATCATTTGTCGCATAAAGAACTACGGAAAAACTCCCAGATGCGCTTAATGTTGCTGTTATTTCCGTTGGGACAATTGTCGTATTTTCTGCTGGCTGACGCATCGCCGATGTTGCTAAAAACGTAACGCGCCCAATTCCTGGCTCTCCGGTAGAAGATAAAAGTTCGCCGGTTACTGTTATCGGTGTAAATGCCATTATTGCGCCTTTTGTGTTACGTTTAGGGTTATAGCGTGCAGAATAGTATCATCTTCTGAATCAAAAAGTCTTTGGATGTCAAATACGCGTACCCTTAACACGGTTTGATTTGCGACTATGTTTATTGAGTCAAGAGCGCTGACAACATCGTCCACAAGAGTTACGTTTTCGCTGGCTCTTATCTGCCAAAGATTAACTCTTAACTGCCTAGTTCTGGCCAGAACCCGCTTGTCGCCGAGCAAAGATGGCTGATTTGTAATTTCGTCACTGATTGTTATATACGGGTACTGGGTTTCCGGTGGCGCAATATCTCTAAATACGCGGTTAGAGACACCAGCAATTGACGCATCGACAAGAGTCGTACGAATGGCTCCACCCGTGGATGCCATTAGATATCCATATTGACAGTAGTCACTGTCCCTTTTAGGGCTTTGATTTTTCTAGTGTACGCAATCTGCAAATGTCTTGACACGTTTGAGTGAGCGACATTTGCTACTTTTTGTCTTGCCGGCAAGATGAATGGTCGTGCTTGAATTTTAGTATTTCCGAATTCAAGAGTTCTAGCAAATGGCGCGGTGCTACCAAATTCTGCTACGGCGGGGTTTTGATTAGGCTTAGTAATAACCGATTGGTAAATGCTTGGCTCTAGGTCTTCGCCTTGTTCTGCTGATGGCGGCTGACCCGGTTGAGAAGACATTCTTTCTTTGCTTTTTTTTCTATATGGTTTATAACTTCCTTTATGTGCAATCAATTTTTTTGTTTCATTAAAGCCAATAACTGAAAGGTCTTTTGCCGCCTCTGTCATTTGATAAATTCCAGCCAAGATTATTTTTTTAATCATGGGGTCTACTGCGGCAAGTGCTTTATAGACAGTCTGGGTTGCTGTTGGTTTTTTTGCCATATTAACGCAATGTCCTTCTGCACTCTGCTCTTAAATGAGTTTTTGTATAAAGCAATGAGTCAATTTCATAAACTCCGTTAAGTACGGGGTGAATATTTTCTATAACAATTTGGTCTCCGTATGTCACGCTTGCGCTAAGCGGGATTCTGCAAATAATATTTCTTTCTTCACTAAGTTGCCCTGTAGTGCTTTCATCCACATCTTCAGAATTTTTTTGATGAATTGAGCCGTATACGGTTACGTCCGAACCCTCATTTGTCCAGATGCCTTCATCTTCTGCGGATTGGTCGGCAAAATCTGCCTCCATATTCCTTACAATTATTGCGGTGCGAGCGCCTCTCATTTAAATTATTACCCTTCTTCTAAATCTTTTAACTGAGTTGAGTTCCGATGGAGTGAAACCTCCTTCGCCGTGTTCTGGAAATAAATATTCAGTACCCTCAACTTTAAATTTTGAAAGTCCTTGTGCGTCTATTAAATATTTTCCCATCTCTCGTGTTGCTGCGGTATATAAAACTCTTTCCAAAGCAACGGTGTCATCTGATGTCATACCTGCCGTGTATGTAACAACTGCTTGATTGCTTGTTCCTGCAATCCTAATATTGTCTATTCCCCATGGAAAAATATCAAAATCGGTAACGTTTTGTTCAACTTCTTCTCCGGCGAGACCTACATAAAAAGAAGTTACACTTTGAACCGGTGCGTGACGTAAAAATATTTGACGTTGGTTTGGAACAAGTTTATGTTCTTCTTCTGTGTATGTTCGAGGGCCAAGCGGTCTATTGAGGTAGTATCCCAATTCTGCTTCAAGACTGGCGATGATAGATTGAGCAGCGTCTTCCTGTGCGTCGGTAAACGTTTTCCCAATGTATATCTCTAGGTCGGTTGGGGTAATTATGGCCATGCGGCAGATAATACACCAAAATTTAAAATTATTTAAACTGGTCCGAATCGGCCTCGCATACCCAAAAAAT